GTCTTCACTCACTCGCAGTGACGGGCCCGATGTGGCTGAGAGTGACAATCTGGTCGGGGCGTTGTGGGCGGCGATCGCTGCGGCTCGAGCGCACAGGCGGGATTGATGCCGACGGCGACCAGGGTCCGGGCTCGGAAGGCGGCCGGCCCGCTGGTGGGTGTGACCGAACCGAGGCTCGGGACCCCACCGAAGCGTGAGCTCACCCCGGAAACGTCGCGCGGGTTCGCGTGCATCGCATGGGCCGTGCTGATGGGTATCCGGCTGTACCCGTGGCAGAAGTTGGCGCTGATCCGGGCGCTCGAGCTCAACCCTGACGGGACGTACCGGTTCCGGGTCGTGCTGATCCTGGTCGCCCGCCAGAACGGCAAGACGACCCTGTGCAAGGTGCTCACCCTGTGGCGCATGGTCGAGGACGGCGCGCGTCTGGTCGTCGGGACCTCGACGAACATGGAATATGCGCGGGAGGCGTGGGCGGCGACGGTCGACATCGCGGAGGGGCGCGACCTGCGGCTCGCCCGGATGCGGGCACATACCCGTCTGGTCGTCGATCTCCCCGACGAAGACGAAGACGTCGTGAAGGCGTTCCTGCCGCGGCGTGAGCGTCTGGTCGCGTCGGTGAAGCGGGGCGCGCTGGATACGTCGCTGACGCTGGTTCAGCCGGCGCCCGGGGTGAAGGGCGCCCGGTACAAGATCGCTTCCGCGTCCCGGACGGGCGGCCGGTCGCTGTCGCTCGACCTGGGGCTCGCCGACGAACTTCGCGAGCATCGCCAGAAGGGTGAGCAAGACACGGGGTGGGAGGCGTGGGCGGCGCTCGACGGCGCGACCACCGCCCGCCCTAACTCGCAGATTTGGGGGCTCAGCAACGCGGGCGACGACGGGTCAGTGGTGCTGAACACGCTGCGGTCGTCCGCGATCGAGTTCATCGAGGACGGCGAGGGCGACGACACGCTGTGCCTGCTCGAGTGGTCGGGCGAGGATGACTGCGACGTGTGGGACAGGGCGCAGTGGGCCCAGGCGAACCCGGCGCTCGGTTACGGCGGGATCACCGAGGCGACTCTCGCGAGTAAGGCGAACCTGCCGTCGACCGTGTTCCGCCCGGAGCACCTGTGCCAGGGTGTCCCGGCTCTGCGGGCGGCGATCCTGCCGGCCCAGTGGGCGGCGTGTCTGGACAGGGCGGCGACTCTGGACAGGCTGCGGAACCGGGTCGCGCTGTGCTGGGATGTGTCCCCGGAGTTCGATCATGTCGCGCTGGTCGCGGCCGCGGTCGACGACCAGGGGTTCACCCGGCTCGACGTGCTGGGCGCGTGGGGTTCGATCGACGAGGCGTTCACGGAGAAGAACCCGAACGGGAAACTGTCGATCCCGGAGTGGGCCCGGAAGATCAGGCCGAAGAAGTTCGGCTGGTTCCCGACGGGGCCGGCTGCGGCGGCCGCGCCGCAAATGAAGGCGCTCGCCCGGAAGATCCGCGGGATCGAGCCGATGATGGGCGAGGGCATGTCTCAGGCGTGTCAGGGCCTCACGCAGCAGGCGAAGGCGGGCAAGCTGCGGCATTCCGGGGATCCGATGCTGTCGGCGCATGTGCTGGGCGCGAACAAACAGATCTCGGGGGACGGGTTCCGGTTCGTGCGGCGCGGCGCGGCGCCGGTCAGTGCGGCGTATGCCGGGGGCGGCGCGGTGCTGTTGGCTCGGTCGATCCCGCGACCGAAGCGGCAGGGCATGGTCACTGCCGCGTAGGGTGGAGCGTGCGGCGCCCCCGGCCGCGTCTTCGCCGGGGGCGGCCGCACATTCAGGGCCCGGACAGGGGGAAGGTGTACCCCCGACGTTCTAGGCCCGCAGATCGCCGTCTGTGGCATATGCCTGTGCGATCATGTGCGCCATGGGGATGATGCGACGAATCCGGGACGCGCTCACGCTGTCTTCCGTCCCCGACATCACCAGCGACGACGACGGTCCCCGGTTCTCCGTGGGCCCCGATTCCATTCCGCCCGAATTCTTCGGTTTGACGTCGTACGACGCGGGCGTCGCCCGGCAACCCAGGATTTCGCGCGCTTTGGCGATCCAATGCCCTGCTGTGCTGCGCGGCCGGAACCTGATCTGTACCCCGATCGGCGGGCTCGAGCTCGCCACCTACCGGCCCGACCAGAAGAAGGAAATCCCGACGCTGTTCTCGCAGCCTGAACGGGACATCGCCCGGTCGGTGACGTTCTCGTTCCTGGTCGAGGATCTGCTGTTCGAGAGCACGGCCTGGTGGCGGATCACGGAGTGGCGCGGCCCGGACCCGGCCGCGGGCGCCGCGAACCCGTACAACTACCCGTTGCACGTGCGGCGCCTTGAGCCACGATCGGTCGACCAGCGCAAAGACGGCACGATCTGGGTATCGCGCGACGGGTCGATGCAAGGCGAGTCGTTCGACTACGTCCCGGACGCGGAACTGATCCGGTTCGACTCGCCCGCGCCCGGGGTCCTGCTCGAGGGTGGCGGCGCGATCATGACCCTGTTGATGCTCGACCAGCGCGCGTACAAGTCGGCGAACAACCCCGTCCCAGAGGGCTATTTCACGCCGAAGGATGGGATCGACCCGTTCGACGACGACCCGGACGCGGACGCGACCGAGGAAGAGATCGAGGCGGCCTACACCGCGTCAAAGTTCCTCCGCGAGTGGGCGATCAAGCGGATCAGCGAGACGACCGCGTACGTCCCGGGCGGGCTCGACTACGAACAGTTGTCGTGGGATCCGGAGAAACTGCAACTGTCCGACGCGCGGCAGCACGCGGTGTTGGAGATCGCGCGGCTGATGGGGCTCGACCCGGAAGACGTCGCCGTGTCGACCACGTCGCGGACGTACTTCAACGCGGAGACGAAGCGCCGCGACCGGGTCGATTTCACTCTCGGGATGTATCTGAAGGCGATCGCTGACCGGTTGTCGATGCCGGATGTCACCCCGCGCGGGCAGGTCGCCCGGTTCGATACCGACCTGTTCACGATGACCGACACGAAAACCCGCCTCGAAACCTACGAGATCGGGCTGCGGATCGACCTGTGGGACATCGACGAGGTGCGGGCGAAGGAAGGCCTACCGCCGTTGACGCCGAAACAGCGGGCCGCGTACGACGCACGGCGGGCGGCCGCGACGACGCCGGCGCCCCAGGCCACCACATCGGGAGACAACGTGAGGCAGCTACGGCCGGCCATGACAGACCAGGGCGAGATCACTCTCGCCGACGACGCGGGAGAGATTCAGTTGTCGGCGGCCGACGGCGAGTTCCGGGTCGACGTCGAACGGCGCACGATCGAAGGGCTCGTTATCCCTTACGGGCCGGTCGCGTTCCACAACGGCGAGCGCTACCGGTTCCATGCCGGGTCGCCGAAGTTCACCGACCCGCGCCGGATCAAATTCCAGATTGAGCACGACAAGAATCGGGCGATCGGGTATGCGCTCGAGCTCACCGAACGGACCACCCCGGTCCCGGGGCTCTACGGCAAGTTCCAACTCGACCGGTCTGACGAGGCGACCCGCGCACTCGAGAAGGCCGAAGATCTCGTGTGGGACGGCCTGTCCGCGGGGCTGCGGTCGGGCGGCGAGTTCACTCAGGGGCGCGACGGTGTCTGGGATGCCGTGTCCGCCCCGCTGAAGGAAACCAGTTTGTGCACGGCCCCCGCGTTCGACGACGCGCGGGTATCCGCAGTGGCGCTCTCCGCCGACTACGAAGGGAACAACATGAAGTGCACGAAGTGCGGCGCGATCCACGCTGCGGGAGTCGTTGCGTGTGACGCGGCAGTCCTGGCGGCGTTCACCGCGACCCAGAACAGCGCCGGTAACGGCGAGGTCCAGTTGTCCGACGCGAACAGCGGGTTCGACGCGGCCGCGTTCTCCGAGCAGTTGACGTCCGCGATCGGCGAGTCGTTCGCGGCCCTGCTGGTTCAGGCACAGCAGACCGGCGTCATGCCGGGCCAGCGGGAAATCATCGCCGCGGGCCGCCAGCAGGTCGCGCAGTTCTCCGTGACCGAGGAGGCGCCGTACCGGTTCGACGGCTCGAGCGCCGGCGAACATTGCTTCACCGATGACTTGCGCGACATGCAGAACGGGAACCAGGACGCGAAGAAGCGT